GCAGAAGTAACTAGAACAACCGCAAAAAACATGCACGAACTGCTATTGCAGTTAGCTAGTCATATTGAAGCATTAGAAAAAGAAAACGCCGACCTTAAAGAAAAGTTGCAAAATGAATCTAAATGAAAAAGAGACTAAGCTATTCAAAAAATGGCTTAAGAGTCATTTGGCATACGGCCCTGTAACTGTTATCTTTACCAAAAAGGATGGCACGGAACGAGTGATGAACTGTACTACCAGTGCATCACTCGTTCCCATCGTCGAAGAAAAGATTCATGTAACTAACACTGACAATCCGATTGATTTTCCTGCACCTAAAAAAGAAAAGAAAATCAATGAAGACATTATGCCAGTCTATGATTTAGAATCTAAGGCATGGAAAAGTTTTCGTTGGGATTCAATTAAACAAGTGAGATTTGAATTATGAAAAGTCATATTAGTGATACATGCGAAATTATCTGCGAGGATAATGGTCGCAAAATGGTCGCAGATATTTTAAGTTTCCGAGAAGGACAATATCTCACAGTGGCAATTGAAAAGAGTTTAAAATTAGAACTTCGTTGGAATAAAAGAATTTATGAAGGCATGATGGGGAAACTCAGTTTCGTGTCCGACGGTCCTGTAATTACACACACTAGGAGTGGCAGATGAAAATAGGTTTAAGTTTTAGTCGCTGTGTTCGAGACATTGTAGATGGTACAGTTGATATTGACGATGTATTAGTTGTCATTGCTCGTACAGATTTTGATCCGCACGATGACAAACAATGGGCAGGCATCTGGACAGGCTACGGCGGCGGCAGTCCCGACATGAGCGCATTTAATGGATTCAGCCGCAGTGCCCCAGAGTGGGCAGGCTACACTGACGAAGATCAATTTCGCAGTGTGTCTATCGAACTGTGGGAGAGTGGCAAGTTTCATCAGCCTCGCAAGTTCGGAGCACATCCTAGTCGTCGTAGAGAGTTTTGGCTCGAAGCAGTATTGCCTAGCGAAGAGTTAGAAAAGAATCCTGCTGCCAAAGCAGCATGGGAAAAGTTTCAAACTGTTGCCAGTTTGACTAATGTAAATTTAGATAAGGAATATAGATAATGCCAAATTTAGTACCAATGGTAATCGAGCAAGAAGCTCGCGGCGAACGCAGCTATGATATTTACAGTCGCTTGCTTAAAGATCGTATCATTATGTTAGATACTGATGTCAATGAGCACACTGCTAGTCTATTAGTAGCACAGCTATTGTTCCTAGAAAGTCAGGGCAACGAAGATATTAACTTCTTTATCAACAGCCCAGGCGGTGTAGTTACTGCGGGAATGGCAATCTACGACACGATGCAGTTTATCAAACCCGATGTTAGCACTATCGTTATGGGGCAGGCTTGCAGTATGGGCAGTCTCCTTGCCACAGCAGGAGCAAAAGGCAAACGAAAAATGCTACCTAATGCCCGTCATATGATCCATCAACCGTCAGGTGGTGCACGTGGCCAAGCTACAGACATGCAGATTCAAGTTGAAGAAATTCTAAAAATGAAGAAATCTTTGACAGATATCTATGTTAAACACAATAGCAAGGGTAAAACTTTTGCTCAATTTGCACACGATATGGAACGTGACAAGTTTATGAGTGCAGAAGAAGCATTAGACTACGGTTTGATTGACGAAATTGTAACAACACGTTTATAAAGTGCATAGTTAATTGGGATAGATACAGCACTTAAATAGTTAAAATAGGAGAGTCCTGTGTCAAGAAAACCATTTAACTGGTCGTTACTGGACAGACAAAGCCTGTATAGTATGCTATACGGGCTTAAACCTTTTATTGTAGGCAAACGACTCGATGTAAAACAGATTCAAAAACTATTATCTGCACACATCAAACAGTATTTGCCTATCAAAGTAGTCATGGCCAAGTGCCCTACTCACGAAGTTGGGTTGGTATATATTGGCGGGACTTATTATGCCACTGCTGATATAGACGGAAATCGTCAAGTAGAAATAGTATTCAGTTACAATACTAATACTAAAACAATTAAACTGTCAGACACAAGATGGGGTAGAATGTGTAATCTGTTTGCAGATACTATTCTACACGAAGTTGTCCATATGCGACAGTATCGCACAAGGTCATTTAAAGATATTCCGGGATATGAAAGTACAGCATATTATGCTCGAGATCGTAAAGCCCAAGAATATTACGGGCACCGAGACGAAATGGGAGCATTTGCATTTAATATTGCCTGCGAACTGTATGATCGATTCGGCGATGATTTTGACTCGGCTAAAAGTTATTTGGACAGCAACTTGTCCAAAAGATCTAAAAAAACCTGCTGGCACAAGTATTTAAAAACTTTTGATTGGAACCACAGTCATCCAGTTATACGCTCTATGAAAAAGAAAATTATCCGAAACTTACCTTATGCTCAAATAGGTAAGCCATTTAAAACTCCAGACTACTTGACTTATTGATCGTTAGACTGTATAATAAACACATTATACAACAAATAGGTATCATTATGAGCGACCCTTGTTATCAAGTTATTAATGATTTGGAACTGCATCCAAGTCGTTTGAATAAAGAAGCTATTATTTTGGCTCAGGCTGAAGCAGGTAATAGTGAGTTCTTTCAAGGCGCACGACTGGCTCTTGATCCTATGATCACATTTGGATTGAAACAAATCCCGGAGAAAAAAGATGAAGATGGTGTTGGCCTACCTTGGGATAGTTTTAGTCTCATTATTACTGGCTTTATTAATCGCTCACTCACAGGCAACCTTGCCCGTGACACTGTTGCTCAAATGATGGCCAGTGCCACTAAGGCACAGTTGAATGGTTGGTATCGTCGTATCCTTATTAAGGATCTGCGGTGCGGCGTTTCAGAAAAAACTGTTAATAAAGTTGTAGAAAAGAAGTGGCCTGAATATGTTGTACCTATTTTTAGTTGTCAGCTTGCTCATGATAGTGCTAACCATGAATCGAAAGTATCTGGACGAAAACTTATTGAAGTTAAGCTCGACGGAGTCCGTGTTATCACTATTGTTCGTACAGACGGTCGTGTTGATATGTTTAGTCGCAACGGTAAAGAGCTTGCTAACTTTCCACATGTAACAGAACAGATCAGTGCTGTGGTTAAGAAAGCACCACCAAAGTATGATCTAGTACTAGACGGTGAAATCATGTCTAGCAGTTTCCAAGACTTGATGACGCAGGTTCATCGTAAAAGCAATGTTAAAGCTAACGATGCTATCCTAAACTTGTTTGACATGTGTCCGCTAGAAGACTTTGAAAAAGGTTCTTGGGATAAGAGCCAGACAGTTCGTAGTCAAATGGTACAGGCTTGGGTAGAAAAGAATCATTCAGACATGCCAAACGTTACTTGCCTTGCTAACGAACTTGTTGATTTAGATACAGCAGAAGGTCAGTTGCGTTACAAAGAAATTAACGCACAGGCTGTTGCAGGTGGCTACGAAGGTATTATGATTAAAGATCCTAATGCTGGCTACGAATGCAAACGTAGTGTTTCTTGGCTAAAGTTAAAACCTTTCATCGAAGTGTCGCTAACTGTAGTTGCAGTTGAAGAAGGTACTGGTAAAAATATTGGACGCTTAGGTGCGTTAGTTTGTGAAGGTGAAGATGACGGACGTAGGATACTTGTTAATGTTGGGTCTGGGTTTACTGATGATCAGCGTATTGCTTTTTGGGCAGCTCGCGCCGAGATTGTGGGCGACATTGTGGAAGTCCGTGCAGACGCTATCACGCAAAACCAAGATGGTACTTATTCTCTACGCTTTCCGAGGTTCCTCCGTTTCCGAGGGTTTGTTAATGGCGAAAAAATTTAATCTACGGCGCAGTATGAACAAGGATATCGTTTATGGTGCCTTGTTAGAACTCAGTCGAAACAAAACTGTCTGGCATGAAAGCACAGTATCGCCAGAATACAGTCATTTGACAGAAGAAGGCAAGGATGCTATTATACATGTCATTGAAGACATGTTCCGCGGACTACAGACTATTCATAGTCAAGAAGTAAAAGAAGAGGCCAAACGACAGACACTTGAAGCATTGAAGTTATGAACATTACTGCAAGAGAAAGTAAAATTCGAACTATTCGGCAAGGCGACTCTAATTTCATGCTCACTGACGGCGTTGTTACTTGTCCAAGAGCCGGATTTGAAATTAGTAACAACTGCCCTGCAGAATATAAAAGTATTTTTATAACTGCCATTAATGCCGGATGGATTAAGCCTGTTGCACACGTTTATGGAAAAGAACTAACCATGGACGCTTTACGTTAAATATATTTCAAAAGGAGAAATTATATGTTCGGAACAAATTACGTAGGAAATACTGCATATCGAGATGCAGGTGCTGTTAATTCAGCAATGGGGAGAGTGTATGGTAACATGAGTCTAGCGGTGCTGACCAGTATGGTTGTTAGCTATCTAGTAGGCATGTCACCCGAATTACTGGCATTCTTTTTTACTGGTGTATTAAAATGGATTGTAATTTTTGCACCGTTAGTGGCTATCTTTGCCTATAGTTTTGTCAGTGACAATTGGTCACGTAGTGGCTTACAATTATTCTTACATGGCTTTGCGGCACTGATGGGTTTGAGTTTTGCCACAATCTTTGCAGTGTATAACATGGGAAGCATTGTATCTGCCTTTATGGGTGCAGCAGTATTGTTTGGAGTTATGAGTGGCTACGGTTACTTTACCAAACGAGATTTAACCGGTGTTGGGCAGTTCATGATTATCGGATTGATTGCCATTATCATTGCCAGCATTATTAATATTTTTATCGGTTCAACTGTGATGCAGATGGTAATTTCAGCATTAGCCGTTATTATCTTCTTGGGATTGACTGCATACGACACACAACGCATTCGCGAAATGGTCAGTATAGAAACAGATGGTCGTGAAGAAATTCGCGGTGCATTGACTTTGTACATGGACTTTATTAACTTGTTCTTGAACTTGTTGCAACTGTTTGGCGAAAAGAAATAATATGATTCGAGAATTTATCAATATTGTAGAAGGGCTACGGGTCAGTGACGATTGGTTTAAGGACGGTGGCTTTAAGACTTACAAACGTCCTGCCAAAGAACGTTATGAGATTGCCACTGAACCCGGTACTATTGATACACTGGAAGGTCCGGTTAAGTATCCAAAAGGATTCTATATCATGACTGGGCCAAAAGGTGAGCAGTATCCTATCAGCCCAGAAAAGTTTAACGACCTTAAAGATGATTTAGGCAACGGTGTTTGTACGCCAAAGAAGATTATTAAAGTGGCTAAGTTGGCAGATCACTCCGGATCGGTTGACACAAGCTGGGGTGAGAAGTTAAACTATAACCCAGGCGAGGATGTTATTGTTCGTCATGGTGAAAATGACTACGGCGTAGTCAAAAAAGATATTTTTGCACAAACATACGAGAAAGTATAATGGCACAAAGAAGCAACTATTGGTCATGCAGTAAATTTGCAGACTGGGTCAGAGGCACACCAAAAAAAGGTGCACTGACCTCAGACGGCTGGCACGAATGGGAGGTTGAAGCAAAACGCTACAATCCCGTTCGTTACTGGATTGCTGAAGAAGCCCTAGATGCTATTCAAAACTTTATTTGGTGGCCTGTTGATAAGATTTATGATATTAAGTACTATATTAATAACCGTTGGGTTAGTCGCACTCATAGTCTCACTGCTCATCCTAGGGACATCAAACCCGGGCAGTGGCAAGATGTTGGTAACAGGTTTCTTCCATGCCTCTTTAACGAACTTCAAGACTTTGTTGAAGTAGAACAAGCGTGGAGTCATATTGCTTGGGGCAGTAAAGAAGACAAAGCCAAGTACAATGCACCATTCTGGGCAAGTGGCTGGTTCCGTTGGCGCACTTGGCGCTGCCCACAAGCGGGACTAGATCACCTTGATTGGGCGATGACTTTAACTTTCAGCGAAGAGTACTGTAAGGATAAAGAATACTACGGACAACCTACTCCGCAAGCCATTCGTGCAAAAGAACTTAAAGAGCTTTACACTTGGTGGACTGTGACCTACCGTAATCGTCCTGATCCATACGAAATCAGTGGTTGGACTGAATACTGTGAAAAAGCTCGCGAACTCAACGATGGCAGACTTTTTGGCAGCAAGAAGACTCCTGAATTAGAAGAACTCAGCACACGATCACACGAACTGCTACAGAAGATTGAAGCAGAATATGCTGCCGAAGACGAAGCTATGATGATTCGACTAATCAAGGCTCGCGACAGTCTTTGGACATAAATACAATATCATTAAGGAGACTGCTATGAAATTATTAGCCGCATTAGTATTGGGATTATCGTTAGGCCTAGCCCAAGCTGGCGAACCAGCAAAGAAGCCAGAAGGCGAAACCAAAGATGTTAAGGCAGGTGGAAAAACACACGAAGTACGTGTGCCAAAATCAGCAAAGATTGATTGCAAAGACAAGGCAAATGCAGAAAAAACTGAGTGCAAAAAAGCCACAAAAGAAATGCCAAAAATTGAAAAACCAGCTGAAACTGCACCAGCTGACGCCAAAAAGAAGTAATTAAAAACATTTAGCCCGTCCCTCTAATGTCATAGACTTACGGACGGGTTTTCTTTTGGTTAAAAATCACTTGACATATAAGTAGTTTGACTGTATAATATACATATTGTTTAACGCAGAGGAGCACTTAAATGGCAACTAAACTGAAAAAAGAATCTATTGCAATCCGTGAAAAAGCCAAACGTGATTACAGCCCAAGTTGGGTCGGTTGCGAAACTTGGGATGAAACGAAATTTCTGCGTTATTTTCATGCCGCCATGCAATACTATCGCATGGAATCCAGCGGTAAAGAGCTCAAAGCCAAAGTAATTGACTGGATGAGCAAAAACGGCTACGACAAAAAGACCATTGCTGCCTTTAAGAAAACCAAAGACAATCGTTGCGGCATGACCGTAGGTTCAATTGCTGCCTGCTTGTTAAAAGGTATGCAAAGCACACGCCCTGACTTTAACAACGGTCGTGACACTGCTACTTGGTTGGGCAAAGAAATTGCCAAAATTATCGATGACGGCAAGAACGACATCGATGAAGAAGCAGTTAAGGCTGCGGAAGATGACAAGCCTGTGGTTTATACTCCGACAATTCAAGAACGGGTACGTGATGCTGCCATGACAATGACTGAGGAAATTGAAACAGCGTATGAGTCGTTTCAAACTGATCCAGAGAACTTTGATCCAAAAGCATTTAAGATGCTTAACTTG